ACAGAAAAAAGCGATTTCGGTGATTTTGGATTAGACACAAGAATTGAATATGCAACTACGTCGTCTTCCAAGTTTTTTGATGGTAGGAAGATGATGTATCTTATAATTGACGAAAGCGGCAAGACTTCAAATGTGTCTGTTTCAGAAAGATACAATGTTAACAAACACACACTTGCACAGGGTGACGGAATGATTATTCGTGGATATGCAACGAATCCAAGTACCGTAGATCAATTGACAGATGGTTCTGGGGACTATCAGTTTTTAATGGAATCGTCTAATTTTTACAAAAGAATAAAATCAAAAGGACAAACACCAAGTGGACTGTTTCGCGTATTTATTCCTGCGCAGGATGGGTTAGAAGGATTTGTTGATAGTTATGGTTTTTCCGTTACGGGAAATGTGAAAGAATACCAGAAAAAAGAGGGATTTGATCAGACGGCAGAAAGCTATCTTATCGGAGAGCGTGAATTGCTTTTAAAGGAAAACACCCCAGAGTCATTAAAGAAACATAGAGAACACAAGCAGCTTTGGCCTATGCAGTATTCAGATAGCTGGATGGGGATATCAGGCGACATTGGACTCGACATAGAAAAGATAGACAGCCAGATTGCTGAATTGCGTAGGAAAAATGAAATAATAAGGGGAAATTTTGAATGGGCAGATCAATTTGGGAGAAAAGTTTTGTTTAAGCAAGACGATATAAAGGGAAGGTTTTTCATGTCAAAAGATTCGCCGGACTATGTTCGCAACAAAATGGTTCGAGTGTCTTTTTTCAATCCATTTAAACAAAAAATGGAAGAATCGTGGAAGCCCATGTACCCCGGAATGTTTACGGTTGGAGTAGACCCATTTAGACTTGGAGGAAAAGCAGATAGAAAGATATCTGATTCACTTGGAAAGAAGTCGAGCTTGTCAGACGGTGGTATGGCAATACTTTGGAACTACGATGCGTCTATTGACGGAGAAAAAAACAAAAGCGAATGGGAAAGCTATCGCTTTGTGCTGACATATCGTTACAGGCACAACAATACAGATGATTTTAATGAAGATGTTTTAAAGGCAGCTATTTATTTTGGTGGAATGGTGTACCCGGAAACAAACGTTCCAAACACGTATGAATATTTTGTGAAACATGGTTTTGGTGGTTATCTTTTGTATGATGTCGATAAATACACCGGAAGGTTGAAGGACAAACCCGGTGTAGATTCACTTGAGCGATCCAAGCAAGAGATATTCAGTCTGTGGAGAGATTATGTGGATTATCGTTGCCACAAGGAGCAACATGCTGATTTATTGCATGAGCTGAAGGATATACAGGGCATGGAATACATGAGGCATTTTGACCTTGTTGCTGCTGGCGGCGTGGCGTTGCTTGGGGCAAAAAGTCCGTATGTGGAAACGTTAAAACGAGTAGAAGATAGAGACTACGATCTACAGGATTTTCTTTGGACATAGCCTTTTTTACAACTGTTTTGTCTGCGTTGTATCTTTGCTGTAAAATATTTCAGGGATGATATTTAAAGCAGCTGAATACGGGAAGTCAAAAAGAGTATTTCCAGACAGAGAAAGCAAGGATTTAGACAAAAATTCTGAACAATATAATTTACAGATTGCAGAATATGTGTATTCTGAATTTTGTCGCGGTGGTACTTACGTTGGCTATGACTGGTACAGCGATGTTGACAGAAACAGAAAATATTCAGACGGAAGGCAAGACACTGGTATATACATGGATGCTTTTTATGGAAAAGAGCAATCCAACACTGTTATAGAAAACTTCGACAATGCAAACACGCGACTTGCCAAAAGAAATGCATACGCTACCCTGAACTTTGAAATCCAATCACCCGCCCCCAGATATGTAGATGCCATTGTAAATAAATTAGCTGAACTTGTCAACCGTGTATCTGTTGATGCGTCAGACAGGAGCAGTGCTGAATTGCGTGAAGAATTGAAGTGGGGAACCTATGTAGACGGAAAATTCAGGAACGAACTTGAATCGTTGCGTGCAATGGCAGGACTTCCACAGCAAGATATAGGATATACGCCAAGAAGCGTAGAGGAACTGAACCTATACGAGGCAGAAGGTGGGTTCAAGCTGGGATACGAGGAAGTCATGGAACGGCTTTTGAAATTTGCGTTTGAGCAATCCAATTGGGAAGAAAATAGCTTGGAGAGACACATAAAAGACCTAATCACAAGCGGTTTTACAGGGGCAGAAGACTACTACGACAAACACACTGGACAAGTTCTTACGAGATACTTAGACGCAGAATATGTGGGCGTTCAATACACCAAAGAAGATGCATACAGGAAACCAGACTTTGGTTTCTATACTCGTATGGTGAAGCTATCAGATTTGTATAAGCGCGGGTTAGACGAAGAAAAGCTGGACTCAGCTGCAAAAACATTTGAAGGAAAATATGGGAATCCAACGTCAGACGACCTGAACAAAGTAAACAAACAGCGTTCCGACTATTCAAAGTACGATCAGTACACCGTCCCCGTGTTTGTTGTAAAGTGGATAGACGTTGAATGGATAAGAGAAGCACAAAACAAAATACGAAAAGGAAAGGTTCGTACACGAAACGTGGACAGGGAATACAAGCCAACCACAAGAGAGCAAATCATAGAAACAAGAACCAAGACACTTCGTGAAGTGCATTGGGTTATTGGAACAAACTTGGTGTATGACTATGGCAAGTGTGAGTTTCAGAACAGAGACGGATTGAATGAACCAGTCCTTCCGATTCACTTGGTTAAGGTGACCGGAACCCCCATAATCCCAAGAATTATTCCATCGCTGGATCAGTACCAAATGGCATGGCTTAGGCTGCAACAGGGAATTAGTTTGGCTGCTATGAACGGGTATGCTATCAACATGGATGCTATCTCCAATTTAAGCATGGGAAGCAAGAAGATGTCACCGCGTGAAGTACTTAGATTTTGGAGGCAAACAGGAACACTTTTCTTTAAGCCAACCGACGTAGCGGGGAACGTTCATCAGGGCATGATAACACGCCCCGTGGAGCAACTGCCCGGTGGTGCAGGTGCCGTAATAAACGAAGCTCTTGTTATGATGGACGCAGCCATGCAGCAGATAGAGAGGCTAACAGGAATAAACGATGTGGCAGTTGGCGGTGCGCCAGATAGGGGAACAGGAAAAGCCGTTACCGAATTTTCTATTGCCGGAACAAACGACGTGTTAAAAGGAATACTCAAACAGGTAAACATACTTAAATCAGACGTTGCACGTGGCATGACAATGCGTTTACAGCACGTTATAGAGGCAGACGAGCGAGCAAGGAAAGCATACAGCTGGATAGGAGATAGTGCCATAGAACTGCTTAAAATCGCTAATGGCGGCGACGTGAAATATGGAATAAGAACCCACGTTAGACCAACACAGCAGGATATAGCTGAATTGAAGGAAATGATTGCCTTGTCTTTGAAAAATGGAAGAGACGGAAAGGTTGGGATTACAGAGGCAGATGCGGTTCGTTTCAATGCTATGATAAATTCAGGAGCAAGTTTGAAGCGCGTGGCGTTGTTGTTAGACTTTGCCAACAAAAAGGCAAAAGAAGAAGCAGAGGCAAAAGAAATGCGAATGATTCAGATAAACGCACAGCAACAGGCATATACGGCACAGGTGAACTCACAGGGAAGGGAGCAGGAACAGCAGATTAAAACACAATCTGAAATAGAAGTACAAAATGCCAAGACGAAAGGTTCTATTTTGGAGAAGGCGTTTGAGAAAGGAGAGGTAAAGTGGGATCAGGCATTGTACCTCATAAGTGGTAGGACAGTTCAGGAAATGCAAGAGCCACAGCAACAGCAAATTGGACAGACACAAGAGCAGACACTTCCAATGCCGGAAGAAGCCGTTTAGTGCTTTTTTAAGAGAATAAAAAAGACAATATATCTTTGTAAACAAAAAAATACAACATGGAAGAACAGGGAATTGTAGGAAGGGTAATAGACAAAGAACAATATCTTTCGCGGATGCCGAAGGATGTCGTTGAAACAAAGGACGAAGTTGTAGAAAAGACAGATGTTGTAGAACCGGGTGCCGTTGAAGAAAAGCCAGTGCAGCCGGTTTCCAGTGAAGAAAAACCGGAGCAGAAGGCATCAGAGGAAAAAGTGGTAGACTTCGTGAATTTATTCAACGAGAAATTTGGGAAAGACTTTAAGGAAGAAAAAGAAATAAGAGCGTTATTTGACAAAGTTGGTGGTTACGATGAGTTGGAAAAATCCAATAAAGACTTGCTGGCAAAACTTGGCGACTACAAAAAAGTTGCAGACGGTGTAAACCCGATGAAGTATTTTGCCTCCGAAGACGATTTTATCAGGAATCAGTTTTTGCTGAAGAACAAAGATAAATTCGACGAAAGCAAGTTGGAAGTATTGTCTTCGCTTAGTCCAGAG